CTATTAACACAGGGGCTAATGTCTATCTAGGACTAGAATATGTGAAATACAAACAAGAGGCAGTACAAAAAGCCTTATACAATGATTTATTTATCCTATTCCAACAAGTAGGCAAGATGACAGCCTTTGAAGTCAATGTCCGTAACAACCAGAGAATGCAACTCTTAGGTTCGGCAATAGGTAATATAATGCGAGAGAAGTTAAGCCCGGTTATAGAAAGAGCTTACTCAATCCTTGCTCGTAGCAACCGTTTACCTCCCTTACCACCTTCATTACAGGGTGAGGATTATCAAATAGAATACTTATCACCTCTAGCCAGAGCCCAGAAGTCCTTAGAGTTACAGAACTTCACCCAAGCCTTTGAGATTATAGCTGGTCTAGGACAGGTTAAACCAGAGGTATTTGATAAGATAGACTTCGATGCAACAGTTGACTACATCGCACAACTTACTTACACTAACCCGAAAGTTATCCGTGATGACGCGGAAGTTGCCGACATTCGAGAAGGGAGAGCAGAACAACAACAGATGATGGCTCAACTAGAAATGGTGAAATCTGGTACAGAAACAGTTAGAGAAGGAGCAGCCGCCGATAAAGATTTAGCTATGGCAGAAGCAGCAGGTAAAGAATAAATATGAGTGAGTTTTTAAATTTACCATTAGTCCCACTTGATGAGTTGATAAAAGAAGTTGAGAGTAGGTGTGAAACCTTTGTCTGTGCTTATGAACTACCAAAAGAAAAACAGATTACCGGGAACTTTGCTACATACTTCGGCAAGGGTAATTGGATTAGAGCCTGTGCCATAGCAGGTATTTTAAACAACGATTGCATGAATAACTGGAGTGGAGAACTAAAAACTCTTCAAAGGATAAACGAACAAGAATGATAGGCAAAGATAGAGATTTAAAAAAACCAGAGATGACATTTAATTCTCCTATGGTCTGTGATAGATTAAGTGAAAGAGAGAGAGGGGAAATAAGTGGTTATAACCAATGCTGTGCAGATTGGGAAGAATACTTTGAATATTATAAAAAATCAAGGGCTACATCAAAGAAGGTAAAATAAGAGAATGATAGATTTTACAAGAAAGAACAAAGCACACGAAAAGGAATTAGTAGCCTCTATCACTGAGAACCAGAATGTCTATCACAGAGTTTTTGACGGGGAGGACGGACAGAAGGTCTTAAACGACCTAAAGAGGCGTTGCTTCGTAGAGGTAACTACTTACGACCCTGACCCGGTTAAAATGGCAATGAACGAAGGTAGAAGAAGTATCTATGTATATATTACAAACCTTCTCAACCGAGAAGTAGACGATATAGTGGAGGGGTTGAAATGAGGGTGTTAGTAGGAGCTTTCACAGAAAACGCTGAGTTAATAAGAGAGAACTTCCACACAGCAATAGTTTGTTTAAGAGACGGGAATTACATTAAGAGACACAAAAGAAGAGATTTCGTGGACTTTGATATGGATAAGAAAGATAGGATAAAACCTATATCCGATATAGACCTATCTAAAGTCCCTAAGAATAGATGGAGTTCAGTATTTAAAAAAGCATGGGCAACCCTTGTCCAACCGATTGGGCAACAGGGGTCCGAAGGAGTGAAGTAAAATGCCGTTAAGTTTAGAAGGATTACCACAGGAAATGATTGACAGTATCCCAAAGGAAGCGTTAGAGCATGCAAGTATGGCAGGGTATAACAACGTTGGAGATTTGATTAAAGGTCATAACGAACTAGCTGGAAAAACCCAGAACCCAGAATGGACATCAGGTTTAGACGATAGCCAGAAAGCTACATTAGCAGCAAAGGGTTGGAAGATGCCCGGTGATGTTATGAAGGGTTATTCTGAAATAGAGAAATATATGGGGCACGATAAAATCCCCGCCCCTCGTAAGAACTCAGACGGTACTTACGCAGACGGTGAATTAGACAGAGTCCTTGGAGCTTTAGGCGCTCCCAAAGATGCTAATGATTATAAGACAAGCGAGAATTTTAAACTCCCTGACGGTGTAGGATTAGACCCTCAGTTTGTAGCAGGGTTCAAAGCTGAATGTAAGAAGGCAGGAATGCTACCTCATCAGTTTAGTTTCGTAATGGATAAACTAGCAAGCACTCTTAATGACGGACAGCAACAGACAACCACTGCTAAGAATAAAGCGTCAGAAGATGCCTCAATGGCTTTAAGAAGTAAATGGGGTGCTGCTTATGACCAGAATGTAGCACTAGCAAATAAGGTATTAAACACCTTTGGAGATAAGGAACAAGGGAAAGCAATAGCCGCTGCATATGGGAATGACCCTAATATGCTAGCTTTACTTGCGAACATAGGTGAGAATCTAAGCGAAGAAGGATTAGACAAGGTAGGTATCTCAGGAACACTACTTACCCCTGATGCTGCAGCTATGGAGATAAAGAGAGTAATGGCAGACCCGAAGCACGCTTATATGGACGCAAGTCATCCAGAACACAAGTATTGGGCAGGTGATGCCAAGACTACAGGAAGGATGCAAGAGTTGTATAAGATGTCAGGAGCATAGAAGCGGATAAGAGAAATCCCCGCTTACTACGCTGGTTACAACTAATCACAACGGATAACCTCTTAATAAGAGGCCCGAAAGTTTACAGCTTTCAAGGCCCGTAAGGACAACCTGAAGCTCATTATATTCAAGGTTTAATTACAAGGAGGAGAAAATGAGTGTTGACAGTATATTGATTAGGCAGTACAGCGACAATATAACACTGCTTGTTCAGCAAAAGTTAGTTAAGATTGCTAACACAGTGTTTCAGAAACCTGATTGCGCTGGAGAGATGGCTTTCCAAGAGCAGTTAGCATCTACCGATGCACAAGAAAAACTTTCTCGTAACGAGGTCGTAGTTAATACTGACCCTAGTTATGATCGTAGAAAGATAGTTCCACGTTACTTTTACAAAGCACCTTTAGTTGACAATATGGATAAGGTTATGATGGCTAAAGACCCTACCTCTCCTATTGTTATGAACAACGCAGGCGCTTTAGCAAGAGCTAAAGACGAAGTAGTCTGCACAGCTTTCTCAGCATTAGCATATTATGGAAAAGCTGGAACTTCCTCAGTCTCCCTACCTTCTACACAAATCATAGTTCATAGCTCTGCTGGTATGAATATGGTTAAGATTCGTGAAGCTAAGAAGATTCTTGACTCTAATGAAGTTGAAGATGACAACAGATACCTAGCTCTTAGTGCTGACCAAGTTGAAGATTTACTTGCAATCTCAGAAGTAACAAGCGCTGATTACGCTCAGGTTAAAGCTTTAGTTAATGGCCAGGTAGGAACTCTTTGCGGGTTTATGCTTAAACAAACCGAGAGATTGGAAAAATCCTCTACAACTCAGTATTGCCACGCTTACCACAGAGACGGAATGGTTCTAGGAACTTGGTTGGATATGAAGGCATCTATTGACGAACTTCCCGGAAGACATTTCTCAGCTCAGATTTATGCAGGACAATCTTATGGCGCAACAAGGTTAGAAGAGAAGAGAGTTGTTAGAGTTGAATGTACAGAATAGACTACTTATAGGTAGTATAAGAAAGAAAGGAGGGCGAGGGTTAGTTACCCTTGTTAATTAAAAATGGATGATGTATATGGAGTAAATAGAACATTAAAAAGAACAGGAACAGTAAACAGTATAGAGCCTGAAGAAATGGGCGGAGTAGTCAAGACTTTGATTGACACTTACGAAGCATCAGCTTTGGCAGCCGATTCTACAATCGTGCTTTTTGGACAGGATTTACCTGCAGAGGCTCGGATTATAGATTGGGTTATTGATGCTGACGCTAACGACATCCCAGGTTTGAGTTTTGGAACAAGCGACTCTAAGGCAGCATTGATGGCAGCAGTAGATAATACTGGTGCTGATATGTTCTGTATGAAGATTAATGGTGTATCTGCAACAGCTGGGCACGAAATAGTAGCTGGTTCAGGACAGACTTTGGTTTTGCATACAACTGGAGCAACCGCAGGAACTGGAACAATTAAGGTTATCGTTACTTACGTTACAAAGGGATAGTGGAATTTTAACTAGGGGTAGGATTTAAAAACCCTATCTCTAGTTTTTTAAAGGAGGATGGGATGAGCTCAAAAGTTAATATGATAAATGTAGCTCTAGTAAGTCTAAGGGCTGAACCGATTGCCTTGCCTATCGAGGGTAATGAAGTAGGAAGGAAGGTCTTAGTTGTTTACGACCCTTTATTAAGAGCTTATCTTCGTTCACATCCTTGGAACTTTGCTAAGAAAGAAACATCACTATCTAGGGTAGATGTTACCCCTGAGCTTGATGATTACGCCTATGTTTTTAACTTACCGCCAGATTTCATCAAGCTATTAAAGACTAGTATTACAGAAGATGGATATACTCACAAGATAAAAGGGAGACGGATTTATTGTAATTCAACAACTTTAAGCATTGAGTATATCTATTTCAATGAAGACCCTAACAGCTATGACGATGCTTTTGTAGAAGCTTTCTCAGCGAAGATTGCAGCTGAGTTATGCTATTCAATAACAGGGGATAAGAAGTTAGTAGAGATTAAATGGGCAGAATTTAACCTAAAGAATAACGCTGCTCGCTCTAGTAACGGA